CACCAAAAATACCTAATAGAATGAACCTAGAAAATCCAACTGAAGAATATCTCTATGCAGCTAAAGTAACCAAAGCATTGAGAGAAGATAGCCTAAAGGAAATAGTAAACGAGCAAGCTAAGCTTTATGCAAAGCAAAGGCAAATAGAAGTACAATTGGAGTCAGCTAATAAAGATATAGAGCATTGGACAAATGTCCTAGCAATGGAAAATCTTAAAGCTAACATCCAACTTGCTAACAACCAATAAACACCAAAAAATACCAAAATAGAATGAAAACTACAGACACTACTTACAACGGATGGACAAACTACGCAACTTGGCGTGTAAACTTAGAAATCTTCGATGGCGGAGAGTTCAGTAATATGGCAGCTTGTGAAATGCGTGAGTTCGTCGAAGAACTAATTGAAAACGAAACACCAGAAGGATTAGCTCGTGATTATGCAATGGCATTTATTGCAGATGTAGACTGGATGGAAATCCGTGAGCATTATGAAGAAGAAGAAGAGGAACCTATCTTAGAACAGCACGCTTATGTCCACAACTACAACGGATAATACTATGAAAATAATCAATAAACTTCCAACACCTGCTGATCAAATAGACAAAGAGGTTGCAAAGCTATTCACACCTGCACCACTTGAAAAGTTCGTTCCATTTATCTTACTTGGATTCTGGATAGCTATCTTGTTTGCTATCTTTTCATCATGAATCACACTTACATAGTAATAGATAAACAAACTGACAAAGCTGTGACTGAAATATTCAGCAAGTCATTAGCTGATCAGATAAACACTGAAAAGTATTATGTTATGACGGCTTATGATTACCTTTGCCGATTAAATAAACAAATGAAGAACTAAACCTTACCTGACCATGAAAATACAACCAAAACTTAACTATTCTATGTCTGGCTACGGACAACTTAACAAAGATAAAATCTATTCTGCCATTGACGCAACCAACCAACCAAATTGGAAAGAAGAGGGAAAGATATTTGTCGAAGCCAACGATGATTTAACGATTGAGTTGTTATTAAAACAGGGCGAGTACGAACTTATAAAAGAATGAGTGTCACAATATACTTAACCGATCACAACGGACGAAAGGTTGCGTTCTTTTATCGAATCGATAGCGAGCGATACAACACCGCACCAAACATCTTATGGGCATGTAGAGGTCACGAATACAATGGCGTCTGTCACAGCAAAGAGGAAGCATTCGAAGCGTTCAAAGCTGTGTTAAAAGACATGAAGCAGAAAGACCAAAGCTTACCTGTTCGTATTTCACAAAAAACCTGTTCAACTTGTGAAAAAACCTTGCAAGGAATGGAGAATGAAGGCACAACTTGTAACGAACACAACTTTAACCGATAAATAAATACTAAACCAATACCTAAAATGAATACATTACCTGATTTACCTGTTCCTCATATACCTACCAAACCTACCCGTTCACAAAAGATTGAAGCACTTCTAGCACTCCGTAAAAGTTGGACGATTCAAGACTTTGAAGACGCTTACAGCGATGACTATGAAAATGACCCGTGGAAAGTTAACCGACCACAAACACTCAACGAGTGGAGACAATACCAATACGATCTACTTCACAACACTTACGATGAGGAATTGATTGACGAGTGCTTAGAGAATGAAGTATTTGAAGCTAGGTATTTATTATAAATGACTAATAACGAACCGACTTTTTTAGATATGAACGACCTATGCGACCAGTCCCTTGAGGCTCTGATCCAACATTACCTAAAGCTTAAGCATCGGATGCCTGATAACATAAGTGTCCGTGAAAGATTGCTTGAGCTAGAGAGGGAGCAATTCGAAAGGGAGAAACAAACGGAGGACAAAGAATGACCATACTTACCCTTGGAATGTTTGTCTTAGCTGGCTTACTGATCTTTGCGTGGGCATACGATATGTTATGAAAGAAACCTTATTACAACCGAGCGACATGATTGAAGAATTAATGTACCACATCTTATGGAATGAGTTTGACGGGGAGCTTGATCCCGACCACAAATACTTTCCACTTTACCTGTCCTTACAACAGCTGTTAGAGGACGAAACACGGAGACTAGAGGAATGAATATACCAAAGAAATACATAATACAAGAAGGGACTAACCGAGGTAAATTAAACCAAACAGCTTTACAAGTAGAACTAACAAACAATGATAGAGGTCAACCGCATCCCAAGGTTAAAGGGTTAGTTTTAGTACGCTATACAAGTGACCGTGAAAATACGCAAAAATGGGGAACACTTGATCAACATCAAAGCAGAAGAAAGAAAGATCGGGAGTGGGATGTTAATAACCCTGAATTAAAAAGAGGTACTACATATAGGTGGAGAGTTAGGCATCCAGCAAGAGCTTTAGAAACCGCTAAAAAAAATAGAAAGACTAGGAAAGAAAACGGTAAACACCAAGAATATATAAGAAGACCAAAAGTAAAGGAACGACATCGTATTAATACCAGAGAATATAAAAAAAGGAATCTATTCTTAGTAACAACCCGAAGTCGCTATAGTAAGTTAATACCTAATTTACACAAGCATTGGGAGGCACATGAATTGTTAGGAGCTGATGACGCTACAGTAAGAAAGCATATTGAAGATCAGTTTCAAGAGGGCATGACATGGGATAACCACGGAGAGTGGCATATAGACCACATATTACCATGTAAAATGAAGCACCCTTTAACTGGTGACGATGTATTTGACCTTACCAAACCGAGCCATCAAAAGTTGCTATTCAATTATCAAAACTTACAACCTATGTGGGAATCTGAAAACTGTTCTAAGCAAGATAAGATTCCGTGGTATGTTTTATTGACAATCTTAATGAACAACTACAAAACCATAACGGTATGAACGGAGTTAATTACGACAACTGGTTAAACAGCACAAACCCATACGACAAAGACTATGAGAGAGAAGAAGAAAGAGCGTACCACTTGGACAAGATTAAAGACATGGATGAAGAAGAGATACACGACTACCTGTTCTTCAACCGAATCGAAGACCCAAGAGAAGAAGAGTAGTGATGGTATCTTTTGGGAAGCAGAAGCAGACATCATACGACAGGATTTATTAAGTGAACGAGACGTACGCAGACTTCGAACCAACTGACCTTCCGTTTGACTGGAGTGGGGTGGATCACGAGGAGATTAAACGAGGCTTTGACTTCTTCTACGCTAACAATCAGATCACAGGATTCAAGATGGATGAGAACGGGAATTATGTACGTGACCAAGACGGCAAGCTGATAGCGTATCGTACCAGTAAGCAAAGACACCAACCGAAATCTTGGTTTAATAACTACTACCAATGAAAACTAAAGTAACAGAGAGATTTACATTTGAAGCTGCACACCGATTAGACGGCATCGGAAAAGAAAACGCTACTATCCACGGACATAGTCATGAAGTATTTGTTACCATCAGTGGAGAGCCTGACCAAAGATACGGTTGGTTAATGGAGCAAGGTGAGTTTCAAAAGAAATGCAAGCATGTTATAGGTTACCTTGACCATTCTTATTTAAACGAGTTCATGGACAAGACGACTGCTGAAGCTCTTGCTCATCACATATTTTTAAGGTTATCTGAAAGCAGATTTCCTAGTCACATAAAATTAGAATCAGTAAAGGTTTGCAAAGTGGGTATGTGTGCGGAGGTACAAGGATGATACAAGCTAGATTAATTTATTTAGCGGGACCGATTTACGAGCAAGACGACACTTGTATTAGGTGGCGAAAAGCAACGCAGAAATTACTACGCAAAAAGAATATCATGTCTATCGCACCTACTGATGTTGATTACCGTGGACACGAGAGACGAGCGGAAGCACCAACAGAAATTGTAAAGCGTGATAAGACATGGATAATGAGTTGTGATACTGTGTTAGCTAAGTGCGACTTTCCGAGTTACGGTACAGCAATGGAGATAATGTTCGCTTGGTCACTACAAAAACAAATCATAGTAGTAACTAACAGTCACTCTCCTTGGATTCGTTATCACGCTTGTCATATCTTTCCAACAGTTGAAGAAGCTTTGAATAACTTAGAGTTTCCTGACTTCGATCCTACTTTAAAAGGATGATACATTATCACGGCATGGCTGGGGCAGGTACTAGTAGAGACTGGATTACATTAGCTAGGGGACGGCATTGTTTTGTTAGCTACGCAGCTTGTGACAAGTTACCTTTATTTGCTAGTGTATGTGCATCCTTTTGTTTGGATAACGGAGCATTCACAGCGTGGAAACAAGGCAAGACATTTGATATGGATGGTTACTTGTCGTTCGTTCGTGAGTGGATGCATCACCCCGGTTTTGATTGGGCAGTTATGCCTGATGTTATTGATGGATCAGAAGAAGAAAACGATGAGTGGTTAAATGCTTGGACATTACCTAAACATTTAGGAGTACCAGTGTACCACATGCATGAATCCCTCGAACGATTAGAAAGATTGATAAATGAATACGATTACATTTGTATCGGAAGTAGTGGAGAGTACTCTCAACCTAACTCAAAGGTGTGGTGGAAAAGAATGAATCAAATCATGGATGTAGCTACTGATGAAAAGGGTAAACCGAAGACACGTATGCATGGTTTGCGTATGTTGAATCCTAAAGTATATACAAAGTTACCGATTAAGAGTGCGGATTCTACTAATGCTGAACGCAACGGCTTTTTCTGTGAGAAGTTTGGATACTATCCTTCACCAACTAGAGGACAACGAGCTGCAGTTATTGCCGATTACATAGAGTGCGATCAAAGTGCTGCTGCTTGGATAAGACCTGAACAATTAGAGTTATCATTATGAGCGAAGAGAAGCAAACTAGAGGACCAACTTGGCGGATGAGGGAGTGGGGAAGAACTGCGTATCGTAACCGACAAGCTAAACTTCGGATGGATGGTGAGTCATCTCAGACTGAGTCAGCTAAACGATTACTACGGGTCATGGCTCCGAGGTTAGGTAAGCGAGTGGATGATTTCATGTACACCTTTGGAGGTAACACCGAGCACACCACTCCGTTATTCCTTACCTTTGTGTTAGACATGTGTCCGTATCAGATAGCATCGATGGCTTTACAGACCGTGCTTGATAACCTCCAATTTAATTTACCTGTTGGTCGGATGGCGTATAAGATAGGCAAAGCATTTGAAAACCAAGCACGATGGGACAAAGCGATGGAGCTGATGCATCCACACAAGAAAGATTTACTTGCTCTTGATGACCGATCCAAAGCGATGAAGCTCAAGCAGTTTTACGACTACGAGGAGGAACGGTTCACGCTGTGGGATACTAAATGTAAGGCGGGACTGGGTGCGTGGTTGTTGGAAGAGATACGCATCGAGACGGGTGTATGGGAGATCGGCTTTGCCGGGTGTCAGAAGGGACATAAACCTGAGCGTCTGTGTGTACCAAGTGGTAGCTATACGGATTGGGTCAAACGATTTGATGCGTGGAAAGAAACGACTCGTGTGTTCAAGATGGCATTACCTGACGAACCTGTTGACTGGTACACATTAGTGGGTGGAGGGTACAGCTTAAAGCATATGCCTCCTCAAGAGTTCTTCACAGGGAAACCGATGTCTTGGTTTAAGGATTACGAAAGTAGCTACGAACATGCATTCAGTGCTGTTAATAAGTTACAGAAAGTAAGTTGGAAAATTAACAAAGAGATTTTAGATATTACTCGAAAGTGTTACGACAATAAACGAGTGGTTGGAAACATACCGAACTTTAGTGAGATACCAGAGCAACCGAGGTACACAGGAAGTGACGAACATGAGTTACGGGCGTGGAAGCTGAAGCAAAAAGACATCAAGAGTGTTAACGAAGCGAACAGCAGTAAACGTTACCTGACCATCCGTATTCTACACCTAGCCAAGCTTTATAGTGAGTGGGATAAGTTTTACTTTCCGTATCGTTGTGATTACAGAGGTAGAGTGTACGCTTTACCGTACTATTTACATCCACAAGGGTCTGACTTAGCTAAGAGTTTATTGGACTTTAGTAACGGACAACAGGTGGTGGATGAAGAGGACTTGGAAGCTGTACTTATACACGGTGCTAACATGTGGGGAGTAAAAGGCACACGAGAAGAACGACTTGAGTGGGTAGGTAAACGTCAGAAGTTTATATTGGAAGCAGCGAATGATCCACACGGTACAGATTGGTGGACTGATGCAAGTGATCCGTTTTGTTTCCTTCGATTCTGTCTAGAGTTTAAGCAATTCACAGAGGAGGGGTACGGATATGTATCGTACTTACCTGTTCGTCAGGACTGTTCCAATAACGGTATGCAAATCCTTTCGTTATTACTAAGGGACAAAGAGATCGGACGCATGTGTAACTTAGTGGAGGAGGACCGAGCTAATGATATGTACCAAGAGTTTGCTGATAAAGTATACGATGAGCTACAGGCAGACGGAGGTGTGCTTGCACAAGAGTGGTTAAGGTTTGGTATCAGCCGGAAGTTAGCGAAGCTTGCCATCATGAACAGACCGTACGGAGCGACTCACTATAACTTAGTACAAGATGTATTTAAAAGTATCGGAGTGAACCACAACTGGTCATCGACTGGTGAGATGTTAACAGGTGTTATTTATTTATGTAAGATCGTGAATCGGTTAGCAGATCAAACATGTCGCCCAGTAAACAGAGTGATGAAGTTCCTTCGTGAAACAGTGCGAGCATTAGGGTGCGATGAACCGATCACTTGGTCCACACCTACAGGATTTAAAGTTGTACAAAGCTACCGTAAATTTAAGAAGTTAAAGGTAGAGTCTGTGTTTCAAAACATGAGCATCAGTATAACAACAGATGAGCTTGGAGATAACATAGATGAAAGGGGGCAATGCAACGCCATCACTGCTAACTTTATACACAGCTTAGATGCTTGTATCGTACATCAAGTTGCAAACAAGGTTGACTTTGACCTCGCTACTATTCATGACTGTTTCGTGACCCACGCTTCCAATGTACGCAGAATGAATACAATAGTACGAGAAACATATACAAACACTTTCACTGTTGATCTCTTAGGCGAGTTCCGTGCGGAGCAAATCAACAACAACCCAGATGCAGTACTGCCTGACGTGCCGGAACTTGGAGACTTAGATGTGTCCGCAGTTAAACGCCAGCAGTATCTGTTATCTTAATAACCAATAACACACGAAGAGAAATGGTAAAAGCACGTAAGAAACACGACATAATAAAAGCACAAGGCACAGC